TCAGCCGTTACTCTGGCCGAGGCGAAAGCGCATTTGCACGTCGACTTCGACGACGACGACAGTCTCATCGAGATCTACATCAAGGCCGCGATCGACAACTTGGACGGCCCCGGCGGATGGCTCGGCCGCGCCCTGGTCTCGCAGACCCTGGAACTGCGCCTGGACACCTTCCCCGCGGGGGCTATCCGCCTGCCATGCCCGCCGCTGATCGAGGTCACGTCCGTCGTCTACCTCGACGGCGCGGGGTCGCCGCAGACCCTTTCGACGTCCGGGTACCAGGTCGTTGGTATCGGCGGCGAGCGCCCCGCCTCGATCCGTCCTGCCGCTGGTGCCACCTGGCCGGCGCACGTCGACTACGCCGAGGCGGTCCGCATCACATACCGGGCGGGCTATGTCGACACCAGCAACAGTCCGGCGAGTGGCCAGGTGCCGGGCGCCATAAGGGCCGGCCTGCTGCTCATGATCGGGGATCTCTATGCCGTGCGCGAGACCGAGGTCATCGGCGTCTCGGTGGCACGGTCCGCCACCGTCGAGAACCTGCTGAACCCGAAACGGGTACCCTATCTGCCTTGAGGCCGCGATGATTGCAGACGACGCCCGGCGTGCCGAGCACGCCAAGTACGTGCGGGCTTACGCCAGCGCCACATATGGCATGGGTGAGGTGCGCCGGCGTTGCGCTGTCGAGGACCTCGCGGCGCTCGCGCGCGGCTCATACCTCGATGTGGGCTGCGGCCGCGGCGAGATGCTCGTCCATGCCGATGTGATGGGTTTCTGGCCGGTGCTTGGCGCGGAGATCGTGCCGGCGCTCATCGACGGCGGTCGCGTGGTGTGGGCCGAGGCGCACGCCCTGCCCTTCAACGACGACAATTTCGACGTCGCGACGATGTTCGACGTGATCGAGCACCTGGTCCCCGGTGACGACGAAGCGGCTTGCCGCGAGTTGGCGCGCATCGCGCGGCGCCACATCATCGTCACGGCCAGCAATCTGCGGTCATTCAGTGAGGCCGGCGATGATCTGCACATCAATCGCCGTCCATATGACGACTGGGACGCGCTGTTTCGCACGTGGTTCGCGCCGGGCAACGTGATGCGCCTGCCGAGCCGGAACCCGATCAGCGAGACGTGGCGGGTGGACCTATGAGGGCGGGCCGTCTCGATCGCCGCATCATCATCCAACGCCGTACCGGCGCCCTGACCACGTCGGGACAGCCGTTCGACGTGTGGAACGATGTCGCGACGCGATGGGCATCGGTAGGGCCCCTGTCGGGCAATGAGCGCTTCTCGACGCCACAGCTGGTGGCCAAGGAAATCGTCGAGATCCAGATCCGGCATTCGTCTGCCACGGCTGACATCCACCCCGGCGACCGCGTCGTCTTCCCCTCGAGCGCGGATCCCGATGCAACACCGACGGCCGTCTATGACATTCTCTCAGTGCACGAGATCGGCCGGCGCGAAGGGCAGAAGCTCCTGGCGGAACGGCTGCCCGTCCCCGACAGCGGCATCCCCGATCCGTTCGATCCGGTGCTGGTCGGGGTGTACTTCTGTTTCGACCCGTTCGACTTGGCGACGTTGTTGAAGCCGGGCGGGGCTGGACCCGTCACCGCGGATGGCGACTTGGTAGGCAGCGCGGTGAACAAGGGATCGGCGGGGGGCACATGGCTTAACGATGTCAGCGACGCAGTCTTTCACACCGCTGACGGGCTTCGGTGGGTAACCACGGGCAACGGTTTTCTCTTCCCGGCAACGCTGCCGCAGCCGTTCGACTTCGTGGTAGGCGCGCGCCGCGGCGGGGGTAGTGATAGCCGTCTGTTTTTCACGTTCGGCCCCAACGGTGTCACCGTCGACCGCAGCCAACCTAATGTGCAGATGTTCGCCGGCAATACGGTCCCCGTCCCTCTCTCTCTGCCGACTGTCAACACCGACATCATCCTGAGCGGTCGTTTCGACGGCCCCAACAGCCGCATCGCCCTGGACGACGGCGACTACTTCGCGGGCCTCAATGTGGGCACCAACGGTATCGGGAGTGAAGTTCTCGGAGGCGGCGATCGGCTGGCGCAAGCGCTGTTCTTTCCCCCGCTCACTGACTTGCAGATGACGCAAGCGCGGATGTTCGTTGCGGAACGGCAGGGCAGGGTGTTTTCGTAATGGTTGCCGATCTTCGCCCCGAGCTTCGGCTATTTCTACTGGACGATGCCGCGATCTTCTCGGCGGTCGGTGGCGCGCGCATCCACCCAGTCGTGATGCCCCAAGGCGAGAAGCGCCCCAGCCTGGTTTGCAACACCATCACCGAGACCACGGACCACCACACCCAGGGTCCCTCGGGGCTGGTCATGGTGAGGATGCAGATCGACGCCTATGCGACGCTTCCGAATGATGCCGATGCGCTGGCGCGCGCGGTCAAGGATCGTCTCGACGGATACCGGGGGCCGATGGGCGCCATTGATGTCCAGGGCGTGTTCGCCGAAACGGCGCGCACCGGCTACGAGTCCGAGCCGAAACTCTACAGGGTGGGTAGGGACTATCTAGTCTGGTATGGCGAGCGGTGAGCGATTGCTCCTGGCGCCGCGTCCTGCGCGCCAGTCCGGGGCGGCGTCACCGCCTCTATTATGCCGGCGATCCCGAAGAACAGTCCGCCGAACCCGCCGCAAAGAATGGCGAGCATCATGCTGTTGATGCCAACCATCTGGTGGGTGACGTACTTGGCTTGGGCCATAGCGGACATCCCGTCGAGTCCGAACACGGCGCCAGCAATCCAGAACAGTATTCCAAGTAGAACCATGAATCCGGTCATGTTCGCCCCTTTGATCGTCCGCTGACGACATAGCGATTTGCCGAGTCGCGCAAATGGTTTGCCGCGCAAAGTCACTACGCGCACCGTTCGTGGTGCGTTCCACACAGGAGCTGAGCCATGACCACGAATGCACGCATCGGATACGGCAACCTGCTGCAGATCTTCGACCTGACGCAGAGCCCGCCGGCTTGGACGACGCTCGCCGAAGTCGAGAGCATCACGCCGCCGGCGTTCGCCCGCGATGCACAGGACGCCACCCACACGGAAAGCCCCGAGGGCTGGCGCGAGTTCATCGCCGGACTGAAGGACGGCGGCGAGATCTCGGCGACGCTGAACTTCGTCGCCGACAGCGACACCACCTCGCGCATCCTGGCAACCTTCGACAGCAACACGATTCAGCAGTTCCGCATCCTGTTCAACGATGGTGACCAGGACAGCTCGCCGCTGACGTGCTCGCGATTCACGGTGACCGGCATCGTCACGGGCTTCGCCATCGAGGCGCCGATCGACAACAAGCATTCGGCCACCATCACTGTGAAGATCTCGGGCAAGCCGACGTTCGTGAGGGCGGCGTGATGCCCAACAAGGCCAAGGGCGAGGTCGGCTTCGAGGCTGGCGGCAAGGCGTATACGCTGGTCTACACGATCAACGCGTTATGCGAGCTGGAGGGTATTCTCGGCGACGGTGCCGCGGCGGCAGGGCTGGGTACCGAGGGCGCGCTGAGCGTGCGCCGTCTCAGGGCTTTCTTGTGGGCGGGGCTGCAGAGACACCACAAGGGCATCAGTCTCGACGCCGCCGGCGACATCATCGGTACCATCGGCCCGACGCGCGCGGTCCTCGTTGTCGGCGAGGCTATGGCCGCCGCATTCCCGGAGAACGCCGGTGGCCCTTTAGAGGCGGCGGCTCCGACCGCGGCAGTGGCGACTGGCTAGACCTGCTGGAGGAGTGGGTCGCGTGCGGGCAGCGCGAGCGCGACTTCTGGGGCCTTACACCACGCGTCATGACGGCCGTTATCCGTGGTGCCCATCGCCGCGCCGTAGAGGCGCACAACGGCCGCGCCTGGCTGGCATGGCATGTCGCGGTGCTGCCGCGCGCGAAGCGGATGCCGCCGTTGAGCAAGCTGCAGGTGCAGATGCGGCCGAAGCGGCAGACGTGGCGGGAGCAGATGGCGATCTGTGAGGCCATCGCCAGGGCCTATGCACCGAGGGGCGGAACGGCGCCACGGGCCGAGAAGCGCGCGCGCGGGGGCAAGGCGCCATGAAGGTCACGTTCAAGGTTGAAGGTCTCAGCGAGTGCGAGGAGGCCCTTGTTGACCTGGGACGCACAGGCAAGAACGCGCTGGGACGCGCCCTGCAGAAAGCCGGCGAAGTTGTCGCCACCGAGGCTTCGCGCCGTGCACCCCGTCTCACTGGTGACCTTGCCGAGTCCATCTCCGTGAGCACCAGGGCCAAGGATGCGGCACCGAAAGGGACGGCGAGGCGCTACGTCGGCAGCACCGGCAGCTTCGCTCACCTGCAAGAGTTCGGCACCGCGCACTCGGCACCACAGCCGTTCTTCCGTCCCGCCATCGACGCCATGGGCAAGGCCGTGATCGAGACTTTCAAGAGAGAGCTGAAAGTCGAGATCGACAAGGCCATCAAGCGACAGCAGCGCAAGAACGCGCGGCTTCTGGCCAAGGGACTGAAGGGGTAGAGCGCCATGGCCGAAGCAATTGCCGGCATCCGGTTCGACATGACCGCCAACAGCGCTGAGCTCGATGCGGCGCTGGGGCGGGCCTCGCGCTCAATGCGCCAGGCGCAGCAGGCCGGGCAGGCCGCGGGGGCGGCGATCGCCGCTGCGTTTACGCGGATTGGCGGCATACTCGCGGGGGCGTTCGCTGTGGAACGTCTCGTGGAGTTCGGGACACGGGCCCTTCAGACCGCGGCGGCGATCGGCCGCTTCGCTGACCAGGCCGGCTTAACGACAGAGCAGTTCCAGCGTCTCGACTTCGCGTTGCGCGACGCGCGCGTGCCGCAAGAGCAGCTGTCGCAGGCGTTCGCGATCTTCTCGCGCAATCTCTCCGACCTGCAGCGCAACACCGGGGGGTTCCTGTCGTTCCTGCAGGACGCGGCCCCCGGTCTGGTATCCGTCTTCCGCAACACGCGTGACGTGAATTCGGCGTTCCTGGCATTGACGGATGCCGCGGCCACGCTGCGGGACGGCCACGACCGTGTCAGACTGGTGCAGGCTGCGATGGGCGAGCAGGGCGCACGCCTCGTGAACGTCATGCGCCAGGGCAGCCAGGCCATGCACGAGCAGGCTGCTTCGGCCCACGTGCTCTCAGACGCGCAAATCCAATCCGCCACCGAGATACAGCGCCGGTGGGATGACGCAGTTCGCGCCATCACATTTGCCGCCCAACGCATGGGCGTTGCCATCGCCGAGGCGCTCCGCATCATCGAGATTCCGCGCCTCCAGCAGCTGCAGCAAGAGGTCGCGCGGACGCGCGCCGCGTTCGAAGTCGCCGAGTTCGATTTCCAGATGATGCGTCGCTCGCGGCAGGAGGACGAAGCGACCATCCGCCGTGTCACCGAGGCTTGGCAAGCCTACACCCGCGCATTGCAGGCGCTGAGCCCGGTCACCGCGACGCTCGGGCCGCAGATACGTGCCATTGCCCTGGCCGTGGCGCAAGGCGGCACCGGGTGGGATCTGGAGACGCAGCGGATCCGCGGGCTCAATGCACAGATGCAGCTGTTTATGGCGCAGATGCAGACGGCCCCCAACGCTGCGATAGAGGCCAGCAGGGCATTCCAGCAGGCGTGGACCCACACCACGGCAGTGCTGGAAGCCAACAATGCCACTCAGGCTGAGCGCGACCTTGCCCGTCTGAACCTGATGCGCCAGGTCGACGGCGAGCAGCAGCGCATACTTGCCGGGACGCTGACGGCGGAAGAAGAGCTGCAGCGGCGCCGCACCGAGCTTCACCACGCGCATACACAGGAAATCATTTCCGAGGCGCAGCTGAACCGAGCGTTGCAGATCGCCGAGATGCAGCGCGTCTCTGCCATGGTGGGCGCGATCGGGACGGGACTGCAGGCCATGGCGTCGGCATGGCCGAAGCAGAAGGCGTTCGCGGTCGCCGCTACCACGGCGAGCACCATCCAAGCGGTGATGAAGGCGTGGAGCGAGCCGTCGCTGCCGTGGCCGCTAAACGCGGCCGTCGCAGGCATGATCGCGGCTGCCGGCGCCAGGAACATTGCCACGTTGATGTCGACTAATCCCGGCAGCTCGCCGGCGATCCCGTCCGTTGGCGGCGGCACTGCGCCGGATGCGGGGGCGGGACAGGCGCCGCAGCTGCTGCAGATCAACCTGCACGGTGACAGAGACTTCTCGCCCGGCAGCGTCGCCGATCTGCTCGAGCAGGTCGGCCAGCACTTCTCGGACGGCGGCAGCCAGAACGTGCTCAAGGTCATCAGGGGTATGTGAGAAATGCCCGTCGTCATCAGCCAGGCCCTTCTGCTCAATCCCCCTGTTGACGTCCACCTGAACACGCCCGTGTTCGGCTGGCGCAACCTCGCCGAGGGCGCCACGGTGACGGCGACCACCGAGGATGGCGACCACCCCGCGACGAACCTCGCCAACCCGAGCACGGCGCTGCGCTGGATTGCGTCCCCTGGTTCCCCCGTTGCCGACGAATTCCTCACGGTGACATTCGGGACACCGCAAGAGGTCGATTACCTCGGCATCGCCGTCCACAACTTCGGCACGGGACAGTTCCCTCTCAGCGTCGAGGTCGACGCCGGCGGCTCGCCACAGTGGGAAGAGGTGATCGAGGAACACATCCCCGCGAACGATGACCCTCTGCTGTATCGCTTCACCCCGCAGACCATCATCGCCATCCGCCTGCGGATACAGCCGAGCGAGCTCGCGGCCATCCCCTTCGCGGCGGTGCTGCACACCGGCAAGCTGCTGGTGATGCCGCGCGGGACGCA